GTTCTATGACACCACAACACAAGCAGCCACTGTCATCAACACTGGGAAAGCCATCACTTTCAACACGACCGACTTGAGTAATGGCGTGTTCATTGGCACGCCCACCTCGCGCATCGTGGTGGATACCGAAGGCATCTACAACTTTGATACATCATTCCAGCTTGATAAGACCGCAGGCGGCACGGGAATATTTGATTTTTGGTTTCGCCTTAATGGTGTAGATGTAACAGACAGTTGCAGCCGAATTAGAATTCAAGGTAATAACGCTGAAATATTTTCATCGCTGAATTACTTTTTTGATCTTAAAGCAAACGACTATGTTGAACTTATGTTCTCAGTCGATGACCTCAGTATTGAGATTACGGCTTTTGCTGCTTCAGCACCCCATCCAGGCATTCCGTCCATAATTCTCACAGTCAACAACAACATTGGAGGTATTCAATGACCGTCATCATCAAAGTGCTGATTCCAGCAAAGCAGGCTGAAAACGCCCAGACAACTCAATACACGGCAACGAACGTCAAAGCCATTATTGACAAGTTCACCGTGACCAACACCAGCGGCAACAACGTAACTTTCAGTTGCAACTTGGTCACCAGTGGCGGCTCGGCAGGCGCATCAAACCTGATTATTGATGCTCGAACCCTTGTTCCTGATGAGTGCTATACGTGCCCCGAGCTGGTGGGCCAGGCTCTGGATGTGGGCGGCTTTATCTCCACCATTGCCGGTGCAGCCAGCTCGCTGACCATCCGCGCCTCTGGCCGCGAAATCACTTAAAGGAGAACAGAATGGACAAATTTATGATGATGCCCAAGGGCTTTATGGGCCTGCCGATGGAAGAAGAATTCATCACCAACGCAGAGAACAAGAAGAACTACAGCATTGCGGTAGAAGACTGGAACTATGGCCCTGAGATGCCCACGAATGAGCCAGGCGCAAACAAGGACTTTTACGCAGGGCTGGCTGAAGCCATGCAGTGCAACGAGAAGGACGCAAGGCGCAAGCACTGCTCAAACTGCGATTATTACGACAACAGCTTCATGACCCAAGTCAAGATTGAACGCATCCCAATGGCAGCTTACGACAAAGGCGCAGGCTTTCGTGGGCACTGTGAAAAGCTGAACTTCATCTGCAACGACATGCGCGTCTGTCAAGCATGGGAAGATGAAGAAGAATACGAGGATTGACCAAATGCGGAAATGTGGGAAAATCCAGCCGCTGAGTCACCAAAGCCGCCAGCAGCTTGCCCTAAACAGGAGTTGCGCATGACGGATTGGCTGAGACTGAACCTGCAAAGGGTTCTTGCGCTTCCAGCACCAGCAGTTGAATGGCTGCTTATGCTCTTTGGCGCGATTCAGGTCTTTGACGATGTGGCCGATGGTGATCCAGTCGAGCGCGAAGACCTCAATGCAGCCATCTGGAACACCCTGGTGGGCATGAACCAAAACGCATTTTGGATTGCCAACTCCCACAGCTTGGCTCCTGTAGTGGCGACCATGATTTTGAAGTGGCAGGCATCCGACCAAGCAGAGCGTGCAGGTCAGGCCAATGCCAAATCCTTTGTCTGGCGTGCTGGATACTATGACGTTGTATTGATGACCGTGGCACTTTGTCACGGCACTCAACAAGCCACAGAGAAAGCACAGCAGGTCATGGAGCTGTATGGTGAGACGTTTGAAGATTACATGAAGGAGTTTGACCATGCCTGATCCAGTCACGGGTTTAATCGTCGGAGGCTCGCTTTTAAGCAGCTCAATGCAGGCCGACGCCGCCGAGAGCGCAGCAGGAATGCAAGCGGGTGCATCACAAGCCGGTATTGATGAGCAGCGCAGGCAGTTTGATGCCATTCAACAACTGCTCCAGCCGTACGTCCAGGCGGGCACTGGAGCAATCAGTCAGTTTCAGCCATTCCAGCAAGCTGGGCAGCAGGCCTTCCAGCGCCAGCAAGCCATAGCAGGGCTACTTGGCCCAGCCGCACAGCAAGAAGCCATTGCAGGCATCGAGCAAAGTCCAGGCTTTCAGGCCAATGTTCAGCAGGGCGAAGAGGCTTTGCTTCAGCGTGCATCTGCTACTGGTGGTCTGCGGGGTGGCAACATCCAAGCAGCCTTGGCTCAATTTCGGCCACAGTTGCTGCAGCAAGAAATCGACAAGCAATACGGTCGGCTGGGTGGCTTCTCTGCTACTGGTCTGGCTGCGTCTGAGGCCTTGTACCGAGGCGGTCAAGCATCAGCAGTCAATCAGGCTTCACAAGCTAGCACTCTAGGTTCCAACGTAGCTAACCTGCTTGGACAGCAAGGCGCAGCAATGGCAGGCGGTGAACTGGGCCAGGCCAGGGCTTTTGGCAATTTGCTAAATGTCCCCGCTCAACTTGCTGGGATACAGTACGGGCTAGGCGGCGGTGGTTTCGGCGGCGCACCCGGATCATTTACATCTCAATATAACGCGATTGGCAGCGCACCTGGGTCATTTACATCTCAATATAACGCAATCGGTGCATCTTAAATGCAAACAAATCGCTGTTTTTGTCAAGCGATTTAAGGAAGACACATGGCTATCAATCCACTACAGGCCCCAATCAATTACGCAGTCGATGTGCAAAGCCCGTTTCAGGCCGCACTAGGTGGCTTGCAAATTGGTGCTGGTTTAGAGCAAATGGATGCTGCACGACAAAAGCGTGCGATGGAAATGCAGCAACTCCAAGCAGCTCAAGCGCAACAGGCACAATTCCAATCTGGCCTCAATTCATTCTTTGCCAAGCCACCTGAGCAGCGCACCTTTGAAGAACTTCAACCCCTGTTGATTGGCGCAAATAAACAGCAGTTCGATGCCCTGAAACTGGTCGGTGAGCAAATGGGCGCAGAAAAGCTCGGCTCTTCAAAAAGATTCACTTCGCAGGTGCTGCTGGCTCTTGAGGCAAACCCAGCAACAGCTCAAACAATGCTTGAAGAACGCATCGCTGCTGAGACAGACCCAAACCAGAAGCGTGGCTTTCAAACTATTTTGAACATTTCGAAAGAGAACCCAGCAAAAGCTGCGCAGTTTGCGGAGTCGCTTGGGGCTGGCGTGTTTGGCAAGGACTGGTACGAGGGTATTACGGCTGTAAGAGGCGAGCGCAGAATTGAGGCCAAGGCTCCATTTGAACTTGCTTCAGCAGTAGCCAAGGCAACAAAAGACACCGCCGATGCACAAAAAGCATTTTTTGAATCAGAGGGCACTCCACTCCGTCTTCTAAGAGAACAAGAGTTGCTGGCTGCTCAAGCAAAAGAGGCAGAGATTAAAGCACGCTATGCAGAGCGCGTTCAGCTAGCTGACCTTGAGAATAAGGCCGCTAATCTGGGCCTGACCAAAGCACAAATAGGCTCTGCACTGGCACAAACCAAAAAACTTGGCGTTGAGACAAAACAAGCAGTTTTGCAGCTTAAAGCACTTGAAAGCGGCATAGGCGATCCTAAAGAAAAGTTTGCCCAGGAAGAAAAAATCCGCAAAGAGTGGCAAGGCCGCAGCAAGATGTTTGGCGAACTGCAGGGCACATTCAATACGCTTGAAGCATCAGCAAAATCAGAGAATGGCCCCGGCGACATTGCTTTGATTACGGGCTTCATGAAAATGCTTGACCCTGGTTCGGTGGTGCGTGAGACTGAGTTTGCCACTGCACGTGATACGGCCGGTCTGTTCACACAATTGTCAAATAGGCTTGAAAAAGCTAAAAACGGGCAACTGCTTGACAATAAACAGCGCAATGAATACATAGCCCTGTCTAAAAAATATCTGGACTCAGCTCAGGCCAAAGCAGCTCAGGAAAGAAAAGACTTGGGCATTGTTGTTAAGAACTACAAGCTCAACCCTGAAAACGTGTTTGGTGCTGAACAAGCACCACCACCACCATTGCCGGCCAGTGCAACCGTTGGAGGCAAAACTTACCCGAGGCCACCCACATTCACTGATGCACAATGGAGAGACTATCTGAAAGCTAACGGGGTGATGCAATGAGTCCTGAAGAATGGCTAGCATCACAACCTAAGCAGGCTGCGTCAGCGGCTGGCCAGCTTGAGCCTGGCGATTTACTTGGTGCAATGGACGCGCCAGCAGTGCCTGTACCTACTGCCACAGCCCCCATGTCACCCGATCAGTGGGCGGCATCACAGCAGCCAGCACCATCAACGACTGTCACAGGCCTTGCTGGTGCAGCCACTAGGGGGTTTGCACTTCCAGCAGCAGGCGCAGCCCTTGGCGCAGCTATAGGCGCTCCATTTGCGGGTGTCGGAGCTATCCCAGGTGCAATTGCTGGTGCTGGTGCGGCAACCCTTGCTGGTTTGATTGGCGACCCTATCATCGGTTCAATCAACAGTTTGTTTGGCACTAAGTACACCATGCCTACAGATGCAATGGAAGACTTGCTCACCCGTGTTGGAGTGGCTGAACCTCGCACAGCAGCCGAGCGCATTATGCAGACAACAGCAGCGGGTGCAAGTGGTGCACTAGGTGGCGTGGCTGCTGGTAAAGCTGTAGAGGCCGCAGCAACAAGTCCGATCACACGTGAAGTCGGCAGATTGCTGGCTACCACACCAGGCTTTCAAGCACTCAGTGGTGCTACTGGTGCGGCTGCTGGTGGGGTTGCCAAAGAATCAGGTGCTGGTACTGTCGGTCAGATTGCAGCAACAGTGGGCGGTGCTTTAGTTCCGTCCGTACCCGCTGTTACAAGGGCGGTGACTCAGCAAGTGGCACGGCAAGTTGCCCCGACTGGTGCTGGTATCCGTGAACGTCTTGAACCGACTACCATTGAACAACTTAGACTTGGTGTTGAGCCACCTACCGAGCCAACAATCAAGGAGTCTTTGCAAAGCATCAAGGCAACTGTTGGCGAAAAATTATCACCGCAAGACGCAGCAACCTTACGCAAGCAGATAGCACAAAATCCTGACTCTACAGAGTTGGTCAATTTCCGTATTTCAGGCTCACAAGCTGTGCCTGACAACGAGGCCACATCTGCTATTAAGCAGGGCTGGAAAGATGGCACGATTGCTAGCATCAAGGCGGCAACTGACAAAGACCGTCAGGCCATGACGCAAATGCTCAACATTTTCAAGATGGGTGAAAAGCGTGAGGCATTTCGCGCATTAAAACGACCCGCTGACATTCTTGGCGACACTGTGCAGTCTCGCGTGGACTTCTTGGCCAACGCAAATGAAACGTCAGGCAAAGCAATTGACCGCATTGCAAAAACTAGGTTGCGCGGCCAGCCAATTGATTTTGACCCGGCTGTCAACACCTTTCTGGACGATCTTGGCGCTATTGGTGTCAAGGTCGAAATGGATCAGGGTGGGCTTGCCAAAGTTAATCTGCAAGGTTCACGCATTGAAGGTGATACAGGTGGAGAGAGACTGCTAAACATCGTCTTGAAGCGGCTCAGTAAAACCGATGCCCCAGATGCCCTCGGCGTTCATGATGCCAAGCGTTTTATTGACACCCAAGTCAACTATGGCAAAAAGAACCTGGCCAATCCTCTAACCGCTGAGGCTGAGAGAGTTGTTAAGAATTTGCGCCGAAACTTGAACCAATCGCTCGGTGAAAAATTCCCGGTCTACAAAGCTGCTAATGAAAAGTATGCTGACACCATCACAGCACTTGACGACTTGCAAAGGGCTGCAGGCACGCAGATAGATTTTGATTCTCCAAATGCCAATAAAGCACTTGGCACGGCCATGCGCAAGCTCACCAGCAACTACGGCACACGGGCCAACCTGATCGACTCACTTGACCAAGCCAATCAAGTGGCCAACAAGTATGGCATGAAGCTGGACGACGACATTGTGAACCAGTTGATTTTTGTCAACGAGCTTGACCGCATGTTCGGCGCTGCTGCCCAAACCTCGCTCAAAGGCCAAGTCTCTGAAGCTATGCAAACAGGCCTTGAAATTGCCCGTGGCAATGCAGCATCAAGAGCAATGGACTTATTGGTCGAGCAAGCTCAAAATCTGCGCGGCGTCAACAAAGAAAACGCAGTGAAAGCAATGGAAGAGCTGCTAAAGCGCAAAGCTGGCCGGCCTTGAGCGACAATCCACCCAGGAGACCCAACAATGAGCGCACTATGAGTAGAACCCCCGTACCCAGCATTCGCTGGAACTGACGGGCTGCCGCTTGAGAACGGCTACATCTGGGTGGGCACGGTCAACCTCAACCCCCAGGTGAACCAGATCACTGTCTATTGGGACTCGGCTCTGACCATCCCCGCGGCACAGCCCATTCGCACACTCAACGGCTACCCGGTCTACCAGGGCACACCCTCAAGGTTTTACGCTGGCAGCGACTACAGCATCCAAGTGCTGGACAGCAAGGGAAGTCTGGTCTACACCTCGCTGAATGGCAATACGGCCTCTGGCTCTGCGGCCAGCAATGCAACCGGCACAGGCACACAGACCATCTTTCCTGTGACCTCCACACCTTTTGCGATCTACATCAACGGCGTCTATCAAAACCAGAACACCTACACAGTGGCTGGTGGAAACGTGACGTTTTCAGAAGCACCACCATTCACCTCGGTGATCGAATTCTTGGTTTAAGGAGACCGAAATGCTCAAGACAGTTTCATCGCTCGGCAACTTTGCTAACGTCACCATCACATCTACTGATCCAGGTGCGGCAGCAGGCCCATTGCTTGAACTCTATCGAGACTCAGCAAGTCCAGCAGCCAATGACACGCTCGGTGAGATTGAATTCAATGGTGAAGACTCAGCAGGCAATAAACAGCAGTATGCACTTATTCATGGCTCAATCATCAGCCCAACCTCAGGTTCTGAAGGAGGCCAGCTTCACTTTGAAACAGCAACGGCTGGTGTATCTACCGAGAAGATGATTATCGGTACGACCAACTTGGTCATCAACGAAATCGGCGCTATCTATAACGTGCGGATTGAAGGTGATACAGATGCCAACCTGCTATACACCGATGCAACCAACAGCCGTGTAGGTATTGGCACAATCAGCCCTGCGGAAAAACTAGATGTTGTCGGCAATATTAAATTGTCGGGCAATGTAATTCCTGCAAGTGGTTTTGGAATTGATTTTTCTGCCACACCGGGTACAGGCACAAGCGAGTTGCTGGCTGACTATGAAGAAGGCACTTGGACACCTCTAATCGGAGGGGAGTCTGGGCAATCTGGGCAAATTTATGGTGTACAAAGGGGCGCATACACAAAAATTGGCCGCATGGTTGTATGCACGTTTGATGTTCTTTTGTCTAACAAAGGGACAATTACAGGTGATGTTGTAATTAAAGGTTTGCCTTTTACAACGATTTCTGGTGACTCTGCAAGATACCCTTCCGTTAGTATCGGGTTGTGGCAAAACTTAACAACAAGCTATGTTTATATTAGCGGCATTGTCATAGATGGAACAACATACGCATCTTTAAAAGCAGCAACAGCCGCAGCCACGGCGCTATCAGCTATTGGAACCGCCGATTTAACAAATGACGCACGTTTTTCTGGCACGTTGACTTATTTCGCCGCCTAACAGGAAATACCATGTCGCTGACAAAAGTTACATATTCAATGATAGACGGATTTACTGTCTATGCAAAAGACTACGGTGCGGTGGGTAATGGTGTGGCTGACGACACTGCAGCCTTACAAGCCGCGTTTAATGCTGGCGCTGGCCGGTTGACTGTATTGGAACCAGACGCAATCTACAAATGCACCGGACAACTTCACATGAAGGGAGATGTGGATGGGCAAAGCGCAATACTCATGTTTTACGGCACGGTAGTCCAGTACTTGGTTTACCAAGACAGCATGGGCAGTTTGCGTAACTTCACCATTGATGGGGATAACGTATCCAGTTGTGTTGCAGGG